CACAAAGGTATCTCATCCCGCAAATTCGAGAAGTCCTTCCGACTCTCTGAATTTGTTGTAATAGATGGGGCTGATCTTGTGAACGGGATACTTGTGGTTAATGCCAGGGTCGAAGTTCCAGAAGAGAGGCGTCCTCGGAAGATCGAAATCGGATCTACTGGGACATCAACGAAGAAGGAATTTATTCAAGATTAAATTCCGGTGAGCAGCGAAACTCAGTAGGTTGTAATAAACAATTTACTGGAGTCAGACTATGGGTTACTTACGTAAACACAAGCATGGCATTAGGTCTGGATTCGAAGCAATTTTACTAATAGGAGCGATATTAAGTATATCTCCATTTATTATGATGGTTGCTGCGAGTTCATTCTAACGTCTTTTAGGGAGGGAGGGAGAAATCTCTCCCAACTTATTTAAAATAAACGTTTACAATATGTTTAAACTATGATATAATATATACTTATTATTTGGATATGTACACACTATAATTATGAAATTTTATACCTCAGTATCTCGCTACGGCAATAACCTTCTTTATAGAGGTTATGCTAATGGCAAAAAAATTCAAACAAAAATTAAATACCAACCAACCTATTATGTTAATACAACTAAGGACACTGGTTATCGAGCCTTAGATGGCACAAAGGTTGCGCCTATCAAATTTTCTGATATGCGTGACGCAAAAGAATGGCTTTCAGCAAATCAACATACTGCTGGTCGTCATATCTATGGAAACAATAAACACATTCCCGCTTATATCAATGAAGCATTTCCAGGGAATATCAAATTTGATCGTAATCTTATTAATGTAACTACAATCGATATTGAGGTTCAGTCTGATGCTGGATTTCCAGAGCCTGAAGAAGCGGCTCATGAAGTTACAGCAATATGTATCAAAAACAATATTGACAAAACTTTTTATGTCTGGGGTCTTAAAGACTATGATGTAGAAAACAGCTACATGCAAGAAAGTCGTGTGGTATATGAAAAATGTTTAACCGAATCTGAACTTCTACTTAAATTTATCGCGCACTGGGCTTTACCTTCTCATTGTCCAGATGTTATTACTGGTTGGAATTCACGATTCTTTGATATGCCATATCTTATTAATCGTATTATCAAAATTCATGGCGAAGAGTTTGTACGTAGGTTATCACCATGGGGTTTAATTGATCGACGCGACGTTACAACAATGCAACGCAAACAATGTGCATATGAAATTCAAGGTATTGCCCAAATGGATTACCTTGATCTATTTCGTAAATTTGGTTACTCTTATGGTCCACAAGAATCATATAAGCTAGATCATATTGCGCATGTTGTTCTTGGTGAACGTAAGCTCTCATATGAAGAACACGGTAACCTACATACTTTATACAAATATGACCATCAAAAATTTATTGATTATAATATCAAAGATGTGGATCTTGTAGATCGCTTTGAGGATAAGATGGGTCTTATTACTCTTGCTCTTACTATGGCTTATCGTGGTGGTGTTAACTATGGCGATGTTATGGGTACAACTGCAATATGGGATTCTATTATTTTCCGTAATCTCTTTGCTAACAATGTAATTGTTCCCTTTGGCGAAGAAAAGTTTAAATCACCATATCCTGGTGGTTATGTAAAAGATCCACATGTTGGAATTCATGAATGGGTTGTTTCTTTTGACTTAAACTCGCTGTATCCATCAATCATTATGCAGAATAATATGTCACCTGAAACTATTATTAATGGTAAAGTTGCTAATGTTTCGGTTGATACACTTCTTAGTGGCGAGGTAAAACCTAGGCTTGAATCTAACGAATGCGCTGCAGCTTCAGGCCAATATTTTAAAACTGACACTCAAGGTATTCTTCCAAAAATTATCGATGAAATGTATAGTGAACGCGTTGTCATAAAAAGACAAATGATTAATTCTCAGCGTGAGCTCGAAAAGGTTGATAAAAAAGATAAGCAAGAATTATATCGAGTCCAAAGGGATATTAACATTGCTGAAAACCAGCAAATGTCGATTAAGATTCTTCTAAACAGTCTTTATGGCGCCCTAGGTAACAAGTATTTCAGATTCTTCGATCAACGTATTGCTGAGGGTATTACTTTATCTGGCCAATTAACAATTCGTTGGGCTGAAAAGGCAATCAATGAATATCTTAACAAAGTCCTTAAAAGCAATAAAGATTATGTAGTTGCTATTGATACCGATTCTGTTTATGTAGTTCTCGATGATCTTGTTAAAGCTGTCAATCCTAAAAATCCACTTGAATTTGTAAACACTGTCTGCAACGAAAAGCTTGAAAAAGTCCTTGAAGACAGTTATAACACTTTATTCGAAACCATGGGTGGTATTGAAAATCGAATGGTTATGAAACGTGAAGCTATTGCTAATCGTGGTATATGGACAGCTAAGAAAAGATATATTCTCAATGTTCTTGATAATGAAGGTGTTCGTTATGCTGAACCTAAACTTAAGATCATGGGTATTGAAGCTATAAAATCTTCAACTCCAGCTCCATGTCGTGAAGCGTTAAAACAAATGTTTAAAACTATTATTAGTGGTTCAGAATCTGCAGTTCAAAAAGATATTGAATTATTCAGATCACATTTTAAAACACTTTCCCCCGATCAAATTGCCTTTCCACGTGGTATAACTAATCTTACAAACTATATGGATAATCAAACCATATACAAAAAAGGTACACCAATTCATGCACGTGGCAGTATTATGTACAATAAACTTCTTGTTGACAAATCACTTCAAAGGCAATATAACAAAATTCAAAATGGTGAAAAGATCAAATTCATATATCTTCGAATACCAAACCACATAAAGGAAAATGTTATATCTTTCCTTGATTACCTTCCGGAAGAGTTTGGTTTACATCGATATATTGATTACGATACTCAATTTAATAAAACGTTTTTGGATGTAATTGATCCAATACTTTCAGCTATCGGTTGGAACTCTAAGGATGTTGCAACTCTTGATGAATTTTTTTAAAATAAATGAAAAAAACAGTTTACAAACACATAAAAATGTGTTATAATATATCTATTATTAAAGGAGATACAAATGTCTATTAAATTAATCAGGCTTACTTCAGGTGAAGAAGTCTTAGCAAAAATTACTGATGAATCTAATGATTCAATCACATTCGAAAATCCAATCGCGCTTTATGCTGCTGAAGAAGGTAAAATTGGCTTTATGCCTTATATTCCATATACAAAAGCTGAAGATGGACTAACTGTAAAAAATACTCATGTGCTTTTTACTGTTGATCCTGTAGATCAAATTCTTGGTCAATACAAAGAAGCGACTGGAGCTATTGTAACACCAAACAAAGGAATTATTGTATGAGCATGAACTGGGTAAATGATATTAAAGATATGCATCATAAGTATGGTGTTCATGAATGGGTTAAAAATAATCCAGATAAACTTGAACAGCTGCTTCATTTCCGTGTAGCCTTTCTCAAAGAAGAATTTGATGAAACATTTAAGGCTGTTGGAGAAAAAGATGCTGAAGAAATTGTTGATGGTCTAATTGATCTTTGCGTTGTAGCTATTGGGACACTTGATCTCATGGGTGTTGACGCTCATGAAGCTTGGCATGAAGTAAATAAAGCAAATATGGCTAAAAAAGTTGGCGTAAAAGAATCACGCCCTAATCCATTGGGACTTCCCGATCTAGTAAAACCTGAAGGTTGGAAAGCTCCATCACACTTAGGTAATCATGGTCTCCTTAACAATATTTGACAGCATATACGATAATAAAACTACTAAAAGAGTAGACTATAACTCTTTTGATGATTTTGAAAAAGTTTTATACCGTTTGGCGGAAAGTGATAAGTATCAAAAAAAGACTGATGCTCCTTTAATATCACCGGCCACATATAAGACCGAAACCACTCGAGCTAATGCTAATGTATTAAGCTGGGGTGGTTTCGGCATTGTTGATGTAGATGATTATGAAGGTTCTATTGATGATATTCATGAAAAATATTCTAAGTACAAATATGTTTGTTACTCAACAGCAAGTTCTACAAAACAACATCCAAAATTCAGATTAGTTTTTCCATTAACTGAACAGGTACCAGCAGACAAAATTAAACATTTTTGGTTTGCTCTCAATAAAGAAATAGGAGACATCGCAGATGCCCAAACAAAAGATCTTAGTCGAATGTACTACGTACCTTCAAGATACAAAGGTGCATACAACTTCATATTCACTCACAACGGAATCACCATGGATCCGTCAGAACTTATGGAAAGACACAGATACGTTGTACCAAATGAATCGTTTTTCGATAAGCTACCCGAAGCTATCAGAAATGGAATTGTCGAACACCGAAAAGCTCAGCTTAACAACACTGACTTTTCATGGACAGGATATAAAGACTGTCCTTTTGTAAACCAAAAACAAGTTGATGAATATAAATCAATAACTGGATCTGGTTGGTATTTACAAATGTACAAGATTATGGTATCTACTGCTGGTAACGCAATGCAACGAGGTTATCCAATCTCGGCTCGTGAAGTTGCTTGGATTTGTTCAGACTTGGACAATGAAACTGGTGGTTGGTATGGTAAACGAGATATGGTAAAAGAAGCAGAAAGAGCAATTGATTTTGTCTTTCGAAATAATATATAGGAGAAAAAGATGGGTATTAAAATGTTAGGCAGTCAAGTTTTAGTAACGGCTGTAGAAAAAGAACAAACAACGGCAGGTGGTATTATTCTTACTGGTGATACAACTAAAGGATCTAAGCCAGGTTTAGTTTTATCTGTTGGACCATTAGCTATTGATCGAGTTGAATCAGGTCAAAGAGTATTTCTTGATTGGAATAAAGCTATGCCAGTCGATTATGAAGGCGAAGCTGCAGCAATTATAGATGTTGAGTGGATTAAGGCGGTGATTTCATAATGTATACTTATAACGTTGAAGTGGTAAGAGTTGTTGATGGTGATACTGTTGATGTAGATATTGACTTAGGTTTTGGAATGGTCTATAAAAAACAACGTGTTAGAATGATGGGTATTGATACTCCAGAATCCAGAACTCGTGATCTTGAAGAAAAATTTTATGGTTTAGAATCTAAAAAATTCTTAAAAACACTATTGTTGGATTGTCCTGTAACTTTAATATCCCATGACAAAGGCAAGTTTGGTAGAATTTTAGGAGAGTTATATATTTATGGAAACTTTGATAGATCAGTAAATAAAATGATGATTGATAACTTTCGCGCAGTTCCATATTATGGTGATTCAAAAGACCTTACAGAAGAACATCATTTGTCTAATAGAAAAGCTTTAAACGAGCAAGGTATTGTATATGACCCCGATTAGTGAATTAATTGATCGAATAAATAATCACACATATATTGTTGACCAGTGGTTATTAGATGCTTTAGAAGAAGAGTATCAAAAAGGATCTTATAGTAATAGAAATAATGTTGAAGCGCTTGCTTTAGAATTTACTCTTTATAAAGCCGGTGGATTTAAAAGACCAAAGACTTGGAGACACGATCTTGAATTATCTGATTCTATTTTTGTAGATCTTAAACGTAGACCAAAATGGTCAGATAATATTTCTCTTTCAGCTAAAGGACGATTAGAAGAGTCTTATGAAATGGGACAACTGACTCATATTGTTGGATATACTCAAAATATTGAAAGTAATTATAAAATTGGAGATATTCTTAAATTTAATGTAGATGGATTTTTACCAGTAATGAAAGCACTAAACGAGTCACAAACTAAAATGCGAAGTTATAAATTACTTAATAAAAAACGTTTACAAACACTCCAAAATGTGTTATAATATACGTATTAAACAAAGGATAACACATGGCTAAATTTGACGAAAACAAAACACCACTTGGCTTAATACCACCAGAAGCATTAGCTCAAATTGCTGATGTCTTTGGCTTTGGTGCTGAAAAGTATGGTGTAAACAATTGGCGTTATGATGGCGACTCAACCAGCTGGATTCGAACATATTCATCTGTTCAGCGACATCTTAATGCATGGCATTCTAGTATTGACAATGACGATGAATCTGGTATGACTCATCTTGCGCATGCAGCGACTCAAATCATGATTCTCATGACACATGCTATTGAACATCCAGAAGTCGATGATAGGTACAAAAAATGAAAATAAGTGATATAAGAAATCATTTTCGTAATGAATTATTAAATAAAAATTTTACAACTGATCGTAATGGCAGTAAAACTATTGAATTGCTTGGTGCATCTTTCCATGCTACTGAACCAGCAATCTTTGGTAAACCAAACCAAGAATATATTGATGCTGAAATATCATGGTATGAGTCTCAATCAACAAACATTAACGATATTTACGTTGATAGAGATCCACCTAAAGCTTGGCAAATGACAGCAAATCGTCATGGTGAAATTAATTCTAATTATGGTCATCTCATCTGGAGTGAACAATATCATAATCAGTTTAATTCAGTTGTTAATGAACTAAGAACCAAACCTGACTCGCGTAGAGCATCGATGATTTATACTCGTCCAAGTATATGGGTCGAATATAATGATCAAAACAAAAATGATTTTATTTGTACTAATTCGGTGACATACTATATTCGAGATGATGAATTACATTGTGTAGTACAAATGAGATCAAACGATGTTATATTTGGCTATCGTAATGATTATGCATGGCAAGAATATGTTCTTTGCGCATTGGCTGATGAACTTGGCGTTAATGATGGTGATATGTACTGGCAAGTACAGAATTTACATGTCTATGAAAGACATTTTGATTTGGTGAAATAATGAACGATTGGGGAATATCAAAAACTTATAAATGGGATAAGCGATATCTTGAATTAGCTCGACATATCGCGTCTTGGTCTAAAGATCCATCTCGTAAAATTGGAGCTGTTGCTGTAGGAACTAAAGGACAGGTTTTAGCTCAAGGTTATAATGGATTTCCACGTGGAATTGACGATAAAGATTCTATGTACAATAATAAAATTACTAAATATGAAAGGGTCGTTCATGCTGAAATGAACTGTATATATAATGCTACATATAACGGCACTTCATTAGATGGATCAACAATGTATATTCACGGATTACCAGTTTGTTCTGAATGCGCTAAAGGTATTATACAAGTTGGTGTAACAAGAGTTGTAACATCAGAAATAGATGATTCAATGCCAGAACGATGGGTTGAATCTACAGTATTAACTAGAAAACTGTTTGAAGAGGCAGGAATTATTTATGACTTCATTTAAAAAAGACAGGTTTGACTTAGAGCAAGCGATCATGAATGCATGGGCAACATCTGAAGATCTAGATCTCGTATATCATAATACAGATAACTTAATTTTAAATCCTAAAGATTGTGATACATTACAAAATCAAATGCTTGGATTAAAATATATATTTGAATTACGAATGGAAAAAGTTTGGAGCATCTTTGAAGAGATGATCAAAACCGAACAATTTAAAGAACACGATGCGCTTACGGCTGATACTAGCTGGAAAGCTTTTGACGACTGGAAGAAACAACAGGATCCAGCTCAATAAGAATTTGCGCCCGTAGCTCAGCTGGATAGAGCAACGGCCTTCTAAGCCGTGGGTCAGAGGTTCGAATCCTCTCGGGCGCGCCAAATAAAGAGTTGAAATGAAACGTACAAATGGTATATGGTTATTAAGAGGAATACTACTAATATGGCTAGCATTTTCCATCAAAAATACCGACGATTTATATGGAGTAAGATATAGTATGAGAATAATTAATGAATGTAAAATCGTAAAAGGAGAATGATATGTTATATAGCGGATATATGTTTGAAATTAATCAATGTGGATTAATTATGTCGGACAAAGATGGAGATATGATCCAATTAAAAAATACACCATTAGAAATTGGAGATTCATTTACTCTACAACTAACACAAGATGGTCGTTTATTTTTTAAACGTACGGATATAAGAGAAGAACTAGATGAGTAACTGGCATGGTGGCAAAGGTAGTAAACAAAGACCTACCGACAACAAAAAATACCAAGATAACTGGGATGATATTTTCGGTAAAAAAGATAAACCAAGCGCAGTAGATGATTGCGCCACAACCAAGGAAGAAAGTGCAGCTAATGAAATTAAAAAAAGAAATCAAAAGAATGACTAAAGAGTTTACAACCCCTAAATATACAATCGATTGGTATGTTAAATGGGCAGCTTCTGTAATTGTTCTTTGCGCAATGTCTATTAGAGGCATTGATGGACTACAAATGTGGGATCTTGTTCTATCAGCAATCGGTATCGCATTGTGGTTATGGGTTTCTATCTTATGGAAAGATAGAGCTTTAATACTACTTAACGGGGTTGGATTAATGTTTTTGTTTAAAAATATTATGACTTCCCTTTACATTTAGTGAAAAATGTATTATAATATACATTATAACTATTAATATGATTAACAAAAGTGAGCTACTCTGATCCAGTCAAATGTCTCACTATAATAAACTGATATAAAGGAGAAAATTATGTCAAAAATAAATATCGCCATCGCGGGCGTAGGTAATTGTTCATCGGCACTTGTGCAAGGCGTTCAATATTATATAGAAAAACCAGAAGATAAAATTGGCCTGATGTTTGAAGACATTGGTGGCTATTCAGCTGAGAATTTTAACTTCGTCGTTGGATTTGACGTTGATTCACGTAAAGTTGGTCAACGGTTAAATAAAGCAATTTATGCTAAACCAAATTGTAACATGGAAGTATTTCCTCCAGGTCACGATATGAGCTGTATTGCTAATGAGTCTACAGTATTCAGATCTCCAACTATGGACGGGATTGCTCCTCATATGAATGAGCTTGATGAAAATGTTACATTCCTAGAGGACAATAAAACCACACCAATTACAGCATCTGAATATAGAAAAATTCTTAAAGATCGCAAAGTTGATGTATTACTTAATTATATGCCAGTAGGAGCTGAAGAAGCTGCAGCATGGCACATTGAAAATGCTATTAAGGCTGGTGTTCATGTTGTAAACTGTATGCCAACTTATATTTCTACAAAAGATGCTATGGAATTAGAGCAATTGGCTATTGACAATGGTGTAACAATTGTTGGCTCTGATATGAGATCTGATTATGGCGCATCACGTTTATCTGAAGTTCTTCAAGGATCTATTATGGATTCTGGCCTTTTGGTTACACAACACATTCAAGAAAATAAAGCTTGTGGTACAACCCAAGGTGATATGCGTAGGATTGGTAGAACAGCAAATACTGATTTCTTAAATATGGCAACAAAAGATCGTTTGAAAAATAAGCATATTTCAAAAGAGAATGTACTTAATGGCCAAGCTACAGTTCGTGGTAAAGATATCGCAGGACTTACAATGTATGCTGGTCCATCACTTACAGTTTTCCAAAAGCCAGGTGGTGAATATATTGGATCTGATAATAAAATTGCAAATATCGATATGGTATTTTGGGGTTGGGCTGGCGCTCGTTATGAGCTAACCGCTCGTTTATCAGTTCAGGATTCTCCAAATAGTGCTGGTATCGTGTATGATGCTATTAGATTCTGTAAAGTTGCTTCTGAAATGGGAATTGTTGGTTACTTACGTGGACCATCAGCTTGGTCACAAAAGACTCCACCTGAGCAGCTTAAAACTGCAGATGCTAAATTTGAATGTGATGCATTGGCTCGTAGAGTTTTAACTGATAAAACAACTCCTCAACTTAAAGAAAATAATCCTAAAGTTGAAGATCTAACTTATACATTCCAATCAGGTGAAAACGATTATGCCTAAGCAATTAATTAATACATTTGATATTGATGGAGTAATTTATTTCGGCGAGGACGTAACTGGTGTGCGTCCTGGCCGTGATGATGTTATTATTACCGGAAGGTCGTATCAACAAGAGCTTGATACCATTGTTATGCTAAAATCTCGTGATATACATAATCATGTAATGTTTAATCCTTTAAAGCGAAGTGATGATGCTTATAGCAGAAAAGCTTCAGGTATTCATAAAGCTAAATGTATCACAAAGCTTAAAGAATCATTTAAGATTGGACTACACTTTGAGGACGATCCTATTCAAATTGAAGAAATTAAAAAGGTTCATCCAGAATTAAATATAATCCACTTAGTCAGAGAGGGTCTCATTGGCTACTAATTCTTATAATTATGATTGGTGGTCATTTGATAAAGACCTTATGCTTGACTTCAATCATTTCTTAAAAAAGATTAACGATCGTGCAGCTATTCATCAAGGTTTTACTAATGATCAATATGAAAATCTAAATCGTCATGGTGTAATTGACCATGGCTTAGGTGAGAACGTTGAATATTTTCATCCTACGATTACCTTAGATGATCGTATGAGATTTATTGGTACTGAAATTGCTACATCTCGAATGAGCGATACTAATATTGTTGGTAACACGATTATATCTCACTTTTATGGGGCTCGTGGAGTTCACTGGATAGTATCAGGAAAGGAAGGAACCTTTGTTGATTTTGATCGAATTGCAGATGGCGATGATGACTATATTAAGTTTCTACGTAATAACATCGATAAAGCTATAAGAAATAAACAACCTATCTGGGGAACGACTGAGTTACACACATCGATTCAAACTGCTGGTAGAAACTATTGTCGTAAAAAATATAATGATCCAGATCGTAAGTTTCATCCAGTTGACGTAAGTGAATGGGTTGCTTCTTTCAGAGATACTAAAATCATTGAAGGTATGCTAGCTGCTAAAGATCTTTTTGAAGTGTTTACTTTATTAAGAACTTTACCAGGAGTTGGTGAATATTATGGATTCCATTGTGCAACTTCAACATCTGTTTTACCTCAAATGAAATATCATCATGATCAAAGGTTTGTTGCGCCAGGACCAGGAGCAGTTTATACGATAAAATTACTTTGGCCAGATGTTCCTAATAAATATCTAGCTGAAGCAATTTATTTTATAAGAGAAAACGCAGCTGAAATTGGTTTGACTAAGGATGTTACGTTCCATGAATCAGCATATAATATTGAATTAGACAATGGTTCACATTTATTTAAAGAACAACAGAATGGATTAAAGTACTACGGTACTGAGGTTCTATGTTGCCAGTATGGTGTATATCTACAAATAAGAGATGACGAAAAGGCCTGTGGAAGACGTCAAGTTGCTAGAGCTAAGACGCCTCAAAACACATTAACTGAGTTTTTTTAAGATGAAAAATATAATCAACTGCCCATTTATTCCAATAGCAAAACGTCATGCATCTCACCGAGGAGCTCAAGGCGTTATCTATGGAGATATGATTAAGGAAAAATATGGAAACTGCGATGTCAACTATGGTGGAGAAATTACAGATCATAATGCTTATGATAATCTCTGGGTTTATCATGGCAGTGATTATAGCGGCGGTCTTAATATGTTTGGTGGCGTTTATGGTTTCCCATACGTTGCTAACACTGTTAACTTTTCTAAATTTAAAGGTCAAGTCTATTCTATAGGTATGGATTTTCCTCCATATCATGAAATGATTAAAAGTAAATTAGATGCTGCTAAACGAGACGTTCAGCCTGAATGGCATCAGGTTGACTTAAAAAATCTTAAAAGAATGCATGACACAGCAATTAGAGTTGATTATCCTAATCCAACAGATAAAGTTATTATTGGTGATAGTCATTCAATATGTATGTATCGTCCAGGTTGGACTGTTAATAGCGTTCCATTTAAAACCTTAAATGGCGCATTGAAACAAGGATTCAAAACATTTATTCCGCCAACAGGATATAAAGAACTTCATTGTTATTTTGGTAACATTGATGTGCGTCATCATATTATTAGATTAGAAGCAAGTATTATTGATTTGGCTGATAGATACATGGAAGAAGCTAGTAAATTTGACGCTAAGATATATGAACTATTGCCAATTGAACATGAATCAAGAAAGATCCCACAATCTGGATATCATAAAGGTAAACCATTCTGGGGTTCATGGCATGAAAGAACAGATATTCGTAATCAATTTAACGATTACATTGAAAAGGAATACGGCATCATAAGATGGACCGATAAATTAATGAATAAGGCTGGTGAGCTTGATTTTAAATATATGGAAAAGCCAAAATCAATTCATCTGTCAAGAGAGTTTTATCCATATTGGAATGGAATCGAAACTAAAATAACAAATACACTTGAGGAATTTTTCTAATATGACTACATGGGCAAGCATTGTACCATTGATTGGTGGTGAGACCATCGCAATGGAAAACGTTTTTAAAACTAAACCAAAATATTTTTTAACATTTGATGGATTTCAAGCAAATGAAGAACATTTGAGAAACTATTACAATAATGAGATTCCATATTTGAATTTGTCAAATGGTGATAAGCATACTGAAAGCGTTGATGTTGTAAATACAGTATGTCCATGTGCTGGTCTAAGTTCTTTAAGTCCTTCTGCTTCAAGCAATAATCCAGCAAATGATTGGATGATTAAATCAGCAGAATATGTTTTAAGTGAAATGTCGCCAAAGGTATTTTGGGGAGAAAACGCTCCAAGACTAGCATCAAAAATGGGTGAACCAGTTGTAAGAAGATTACGTAAAATTGCTGAAGACAATGGTTATACATTTAGTATTTTTAAAACAAAATCTTTATTACATGGATTGAGTCAAGTTAGAGATCGAACATTTTATTTCTTTTGGAAAGACAATACTGTTCCATTATTTGACTATATTGAAGTTCCACCAACAATGATTGCAGATGATATTAGATCTGTAGTGAATGACCCATCTGATGAAATGAGTCAAATTTTATGTAATGATAAAACTCCATCAGAAGATCCATATTATAAGTATATCTTAGAAGAACTCGAAGGTGGAATTACCCACAAAGAGTTTGCAGCTAAGATTGAAAAGACCACAAATGTTCAAGATTATATTGAAGAACATACAACCTATAACAAGGTTGCTGAGTGGATGCGAGCAAATGGATACGATAATGTAGCTCGTAAATGCGATAGAGCTTATCACAAGCTCAAAGCAGGTGGTAATATTATGCGTAAAGGCGTTGAAATTCCAAAGGATAAAATTGGAGCTTTCGTAGGTCATATGCCAACAAGCATAACACATCCAGACGAAGATAGATTTTTAACAGTAAGAGAATCTATGTCTTTGATGAAATTGCCAAATGACTATAAATTAGTGAATCCTAAAAGATCACTAAATCATATATGTCAAAATGTACCTGTAACCACAGCCGAACATCCAGCAGCTATGGTTAAAAAGTATCTTGAGGGAAAACTTGATTCAATAGATACTGATTATATGGTACAAGATAATAAGAAAAAAACCTATGAATTTGTAAAAAACAGTTTACAATTGACTGAATTTATGATATAATATACAATATATTAACCATTAAAAAAGAGGAATTATGCCTAGTATTAATTTAAAAGCACAGCCCGCTAAATACCGTAAAGGTAAGAAAAACCAGCGGCCACCACAAGACATGCCATTCGATGTTGCTTTGAGAAAGTTCAAAAAAGCAGTTGAAGCGGCAGGTATTCTACAAGATGTACGTAGAAAAGAATATTATGAAAAACCTACTGCCAAGCGCAAACGTAAAAAAGCCGAAGCTATCGCGCGTCATAAAAGGCAGGTTGATTCTATTCAACAAACACAATTCGGCAGGAGAAAAGTACGATGAGTATAATGGATAAACTAAAAAAGAACTCAAAGATTAAAACTTCGGATACACTATCTGAAAGTATTTTCTTTGGTGATAAGACCATGGTCAAGACAGAAGTTCCAATGATCAATGTTGCTCTCTCAGGAGATCCAGACGGTGGATTAACTTCTGGTTTGACAGTATTGGCTGGTCCATCTAAACACTTTAAAACATCATTTGCATTATTGATGGCTGCGTCTTATATGAAAGAACATAGTGATGCAGTAATGCTATTTTATGATTCAGAGTTTGGTTCACCACAATCATATTTTGAAGCATTCGGTATTGACACTAGTCGAGTACTTCATACGCCAATTACTGATGTTGAACAACTTAAATTTGATCTAGTTGGTCAATTGGATAATATTGAGCGTAAAGATAAAGTAATTATTGTTATTGATTCAATTGGTAACCTTGCTTCTAAGAAAGAACTTGAAGATGCTTTAAATGAAAAATCAGTTGCTGATATGTCAAGAGCAAAAGCACTTAAAGGTCTATTCCGTATGGTAACACCTTACTTGACTATGAAAGATGTGCCTCTATTGGCTATTAATCATACGTATCAAGAAATGGGTCTATTCCCTAAAGCTGTAGTTTCCGGTGGTACTGGTATTTACTATTCAGCTGATAATATCTGGATTCTAGGTCGTAGACAAAACAAGCAAGGTATGGAAGTTACAGGATATGACTTTATTATTAATGTAGAAAAATCCAGAATGGTAAAAGAGAAATCTAAGATTCCAGTATCGGTCTCATGGGACGGCGGTGTAGAACGCAATAGTGGTTTACTTGATATTGCTTTAGCTGGTGGATTTGTAGTTAAACCAAGTAATGGTTGGTACTGCATGGTTGATCAAGATACCGGTGAAATGGTTGAACCTAAAGTAAGAGAAAAGCAAACTAGAACTGATGAGTTCTGGGAACCAATTCTCAATACTGATAAGTTTAAAAACTTCTTAATTAATCAATACCAAATAGGCCATAAATCTTTAATTGATTTTGACCCAGAAAGTCCTTTACAAAACAATGAAAATGTGGTATAATAATGGATAATGAATATAAAATTGTCGAACATCCAGATTCGGATTTTTATGCGATTCAATTGGTAGATCCATCGCCATGGGCTGGCGTTAGATATATTTATGGAACTGTTTCTATAAAAGAATCGCCAGAAATCGATATGGCAACATTATCGTTTTCGTATAATATTAATGATCCTGGTGACTTTGACCATGATGATTTGAAAGAAGATGAAGGTTTTAATAACTACATCGGAGAAATTTTAGGATTTATTATTGAGGAAGGAACAATTGCACAACGAGATACCGACACACGTACTGAGCCATCTACTTAATAACGAAGAATACTGTAGACGCGTAATACCATATCTTCAAAAAGAATATTTTGAAGGTTCGCATAAAGTAGTATTCGACCTTATTGTAAGTTTTGTAGCTACACATAATAAACTACCAACTGGTAGAGTATTGGATATTGAGTTACAAAAAGTAGCTGCACCAGAAGACGTATTAAATCAATCTTCAATTTTGATTAATGAAATCAATACAAAGACTGATTTGGATACTGATTACCTTATTAGAGAAACAGAAAAGTGGTGTAAAGATAGAGCCGTATATCTTGCGATTATGGACTCTATCGGTATTATTGACGGCAAAGATAAAGAAAGAACCGAAGGTGCTATTCCAGAAATATTATCAAATGCTTTAGGAGTGTCATTTGATCAGGCTATTGGGCATGATTATATTGATGATTCTGACAGTCGTTTTGATTTTTATAATAAAACTGAAGAGCGCATTCCATGGGATCTTGATTATTTTAACAAAATTACCAAAGGTGGTATTCCAAATAAAACACTTAATGTTTGTTTGGCTGGTACTGGTGTAGGTAAATCTTTGTTTATGTGTCATAATGCTGCTTCTGTTTTACAACAAGGTAAAAATGTTTTATACATTACTATGGAAATGGCTGAAGAAAGAATTGCTGAACGTATTGATGCTAATCTTATGGACTTACCAATTCAACAACTTGAGTCGCTACCTAAAAATGTATTTTCAGAAAAAATTCAAAGGATAGCAACAGGTACCATTGGGAAACTTCTCATTAAAGAATATCCAACCGGTGCTGCTCATTCTGGTCATTTTAGAGCATTACTTAATGAGCTAAAAATGAAAAAGAAATTTGCTCCTGATATTATATACATTGATTATCTCAACATATGCTCATCGTCTCGTATGAAGGCTATGGGTGGTAGTATAAATAGTTACACGTATATTAAAGCGATTGCAGAAGAATTAAGAGGTTTGGCTATTGAGTTTAATGTTCCAATTATGACAGCAACTCAAACAACAAGGTCAGGCTTTAGTAATACTGATGTTGGTCTTGAAGATACTTCTGAATCATTCGGCCTACCGGCCACAGCTGATTTAATGTTTGCTCTTATAGCGACAGAAGAATTAGACGAGTTAAACCAAGTAATGGTTAAACAATTGAAAAATCGTTATAACGATCCTACTAAATATAAACGTTTTGTAATTGGTATTGATCGTGCTAGAATGAAATTATATGATGTAGAAGAATCTGCTCAGTCAGATATAATGTCTGATATGAAGATTCCCGATAAACCAATAGCAACGTGGGGTGACAATGAAAATAAAGACACGTTTGCTGAATTTAAAGTATAGGAGAAATACTATGTTAGATTGGATTAAAGCTAGAGTAAAAGAAAGAACATCTCTAGATGGCGTATCACTTATTGTAATTTGTGGTTCTGTTATTTTGTTTGGCGGTATCGCTAAACTTCTTGCCTGGGCTGGCTTAGCTTGGGGTATATATACATTAGTACAAAAAGAGGACTAATTAATGTTTAACGTTCGCGTTATCTCCCATAGCAAACCTGCTATTGGAATTGAACTGAAAGATGATTTGTTACAAATGGTCGCATTTTGCGCAAGAGTATCAAATCCGAGTAACCAAAATAATGAAGCTAGCGCGGAAAAATTAGTGCAATATCTAATTAAACATCAACATTGGTCACCTTTAGAGATGGTTAATGTATGTATGGAAATTGACACTACAAGGGATATCGCTAGACAAATTCTTAGACACAGATCTTTTTCATTCCAAGAATTTAGTCAGCGATATGCCGACCCTACAAAGGATTTAACCTTTGTGACCAGGGAAGCTAGACTCCAAGACGAAAAGAATAGACAAAACTCCGTTGATATTCCAATGGAAGATTCGATTCACCATATTTGGGAGTCATATCAAGAAGTGATTATTGAGCGATGTAAACACGCTTATGAATGGGCTATTAATGCTGGTATAGCTAAAGAACAGGCGAGAGCAATTCTTCCTGAGGGACTTACAATGTCTCGTATGTATGTCAATGGTACCTTAAGATCTTGGATTCATTATATGCAATTAAGAGCTGGTAATGGAACTCAAAAGGAACACCAAGAAATTGCAAGGGCATGCGCTGAAGCTATATACCAAATATTCCCTCTCGATGATGTCATATAACTAAATGATATAAAAAAAGTGAATTATTTTCACTAAAACAGTTTACAACCTCCTTTCTTTATGATATAATATACCTATATTAAATGATAAAGAAAGGAACTACATTATGACACAACTAATTGAAAAAACCCAAGAACTACTGGATCTCATGCAGCATCAACTACACACTAGGTTCGAACATACAATCGATACCACTCAATATATAATGGAACCAGGTAGGAATTTCATCAAGCTAATTAGAGATGAGAATGGCCGTCAAAGCGTTGTAGGTTTTGTAGTTAAAAAATCCCCCAAAGCATTAGATAATAAAACTAATGAAAAGTTTAAAATTGGTGATATGTTAATGGCAGCAAGTTGGAAAGCTCCAGCTACAAACTTTGCTAGAGGTAACGTATTTGAAGAATTACCAATGAGACAACTTTGTTTTGGACTTTAAGGAGTACATTATGAATTTAGAAGAAGTAATAAAAAGCTTAGTTGAAGAAACGTTAACCGAAGATCAAGTGAGATCAATTGTTGGAGCGCCATCTGTAGAAGAATCAGAACTTTGCGCTTGTGGAAAAAAACTAGATAATTGTGAAGAGTCATATGAACACATGACTCATGGAGTATAATATGAGAACCGATAGTTATGTAATGACAGCCCATACCGAATGTGCGGGCGATATGCTTGAAATTGAAACAATTAGAAAATCTATTAAAGCTATTAACAAAATGGCTAAACAAGAAGATCAAATGAATCTATATAGGTATAATACTGGTTGGTCTGATGAGTTACCAAAAAAGTCACCACAATATAGAGTAAGCCTAATGCCCAGAGGTCCACGTAGAGCTGCTGCTATTGCTGATGGTAGACATAAAACTGCTTATGATTCATGCCTTCCAATTAGGCATGCTAAAACAATTGATGTTTATGTTCATAGGAAGTCATCATGGTATTATTAAGAGCATTTAAAGAGATTACTAAGTGGGATGATAATACACCAAACCACACGTATATCTTAAATGCGCAAGGTCATTGTGTTGGATATAGAAAAACTAGTACAAAGGAATATATTCAATTCAAAAGTCCAATGAAGCAATTTTCAAAAACACGTAGAAAGTTTGTAGAACTAAAACCAGTCGAAAAATATATGAGGTAATAATAATGAAGTATGGAATGGAAGATCTAGCAGGCGTAATTGTATTAATGGGTTTATCACTTATACTTGGAGTAGTAATTGCTGCTACTTCTGTTCAAAGCTCTTGGAGATTAGATGCTGCTGAAACAGAATGTGCTCAATTTAATCCACTACATGGTCAATTCGAATGGATCGAGGAAGAATAATGGAAAAATTAGAAGCTTTTAGAGTTATTGCAGTTAGCAAATCATATGAAGTGGTTGCTAATTATGTATTTGCTCATCAAGAAGAAGCTGATATGTTTTATGGAGATATGACAAGCAAAGGCTATGATTGCGTATGCTTTAAGGTTGATGTTTAATGGAGTACATAATTTTTTGCGTCTGTCTAGTTGGCGCTGGATATACATCTTATCGTGTCGGCGTTCAAGAAGGAAGTGAAAGAATGCTTGAAATGCTGGAATATATTGGCATAGTTACAATTGACGATGATGATAACGTATATCCAAATAAGTCATATATACCCACATATAGAGTAAAAAAATAGTATAAATAGTATTATACATTTATTCGCAGGAGTGTTATAATACCATTATGAAAAGTTTTTTAATACATCAAGAAATAAAGGAAGCTGTTAAGCTAGCTCCTGGTCAACTTAAAAAGCCAAATGCCAACACAGGCGAAGCGAGAACAGATATTCTTGCTAGGCTTATCAGAGATGGAGTACCACTAGAATTAGCAAAAGGTGGTACTTTTAAAGTAACTGAAGTCGAAGATGCTTTAAAGCAAATTGAAATATTTAAAAAACTTGGTAAAGCATTTAATCTTCATGGCGATGGTAAAACTATTAGCTCCTCTGACTTAGGCAAAAGTAAAGTTTTTGGTGGAGGAAGCGGCGCTGGAGGTGGTACCGAAAATACCAAAATTACTGAATCTCATCAATGTGTTATATGCCAAGCAATGTTAGATAATGGCATTCAAGAAGAAGAATACTTTGAGTCAGAAGAAATACTCAAACCTGCATTTAAAAAAGTATTTGTTGATGCTTCATTTGATGAAATTATGAGTGTTGAAGGCACATGGTTTCATTCATCTTATGAATCAGCAAAAGCACTGATCAAACAAGGTTATATCAATAAGTCACAAACATTCCATAGAAATAGTAAATTGATGAATACTGTATATGCTTTAAAAAATGTAGCATATAAAAATTCAAAACAAAAGCCAGTAAAAGATGATAAATGGAACCCTGGAGATTTCTGGGCAGTTGAAAAATCATTTAACATTAAAGCTTTGGACACAAGTTCAATTCAAGCATATAATAAAGCATTACTTCAAGCATTTGCTGATAGACAACTAGTTGGTATATCACTTAAGCTTGTTAAGAAAAAGCCTAAAATTGCAGTTCTTAATGCTAAATTACCACCTGATACTGATGATCATAAGATTCTTAAAATACTACTTCAAGGTGAAAAGCGTGGTACTTTTTGGAGTAACAAAGGAGCAACTATCTTATTTGACGATGGTAAATTCGATTTAAGAGCTGGTAGTCTTGGTGGTGCGATTAAAGGAGAAATTGCTCTTAAAACAGCAAGAGGTGGCGGTGCTGGATATGGTATTATGCAAGACGCTCTTCAATCAACTTTAAGAAAGAAAATACCAGACAATGGCAAAATCAATCAAATGGCTAAAAAAATACTTAAAGGCGACAAAAAGTCTATTTCTGTATTTCATAAAATGTATAGCCATTTTTATAAGAACGATTCATATGAGAACTTTGAAAAAGAATTATCAGCAAAGGATGTATATTGGATCGGATCAAAACTAGCTTGTTTATATGTCGTTTATGTTGTTGATATTCACATGGGAACACGAGCTAATAGATGGATAACTAAAATTATTAATTATGCTGGGTCTAAATCAGAAGACTCAAGTGTTTATGTAAAGGTATACGAATAATGAAAGGATTTAAAAATCAACTAGCTGAAGCCGCAGGAAAGAACACTCATATGATTCATATTGAGGATCTTATTCTTGATGGCGGAGTTAAGGGAGCGCGCCAAGCTATACTTGCATTGAGATCATTGCGAGATATGCTGTCGGGTAACGCAAAATCTGCAGTAGACGTTACTGTTAAATGGGATGGCGCTCCCGCCGTATTTGCCGGAGAAGATCCGTCAGATGGCCAATTCTTTGTAGCAAAAAAAGGTATCTTTAATGCTAATCCAAAGATTTATAAGTCTCATGCTGATATTGATGCTGATACAAGTGGAGATCTATCTAAAAAATTAAAAATGGCATACGATTATCTTAAGCCTTTAGGAATTAAAGGTGTTATACAAGGTGACTTTATGTTTGATAAGTCAGACCTTAAAAAGGAGAAGATAAATGGAATTAGTCATATTGTGTTTCATCCTAACACTATCGCTTATGCAGTACCTACTGGTAGTTCTCTCGCTAAGACGATTGGATCAGCTAAGATCGGAATTGTTTGGCATACTACATACTCTGGAGCAACGTTCGAAACGATGAAAGCTGAGTTTGGCAGAGAAATTGTTACTAAACTTAAACCATCTAAGGATGTGTGGATGCAAGATGCGACCCTTGATGATCTATCAGGTACAGCAACTTTAACAAAAAGCGAAACTGATGAGCTAAATAAAAAATTATCAGATGCAGGCAAATTATTTAGAAAAATATCTGGATCTACTCTTAAAGAGCTAGAATCAAATAAAGAATTAAATCTTGTTATTAATGTATATAACAATAGAAAAGTAAGAAATGGCCAAAGAATCACAGACACTAAGAAGCATGCAACTGGTCTTATTATGTTTGTCCAAGATCGATACCAAAAAGAAATTGACAAGAGAAGCAGTCAAGCTGGTAAAGATAAGCAAATTGCAAAAAGGGATCAATTACTTGCGTTTTTTGACAAATCTAATTTAAAAAACTTACAAAATGTGTTTGATTTGCAAAATTTAGTTGTAGATAGCAAATTAATTATTATAAATAAACTAAACAGTTTAAATAAAATTGGTACTTTTGTTAAAACTAAGTCCGGATTTAAAGTAACCAACCCTGAAGGTTTTGTTGCTATAGATCGTATGGAAGGTGGAGCTGTTAAACTTGTTGATAGACTAGAATTTTCTACTAACAACTTTAGCAAAGACATTATTAAAGGTTGGGATAATCCTAACTAATGGGAACCGAGG